GTGCATCGGCAGTTTATAACGTCGCCAGCCTCGCCGCTCGGATCTCTCGGAAACATTAAACCGTTAGAGAAACTTTTGCTCGACGGTCTGACTTGGCCTTGAAGCACCCAATGATCGTGCTCGGCGTTCGGGTAAAGCCCGCCAGGGTTGCCGCGCACGCGCTCGTCGCCAGCATTGACCCACATCTTCCATATTTTCTCGCCGGTCGACCGTTCGGCGTCCTTCATGGCGGCGGCTTGACCGATCGACTGCGCCATAAGAGATTCGGTGCGAGCAATGCGAACGGCGCGGGCTGCATTTATTTCGTCGCTAAACTTGGCCAAGATCGAGTCGGTTATCTCTTTAATTGACGCTGACTTTGCCATTTCGTCGCCGATGATTTGCATGATCTTGTCGGTAGTAGTTTTAGAGACAGAATCAAAGCTATCAAGGCCGCGAGTTTCAAGCAAAGAATAGCGTCGTCGCTCGTTACGGGACCGAATAGCATCCAATGCGTCCTTGTTGGGCAGATCAAATGGAAGTTGAAGGGCTGCATCATAACCCATTTCAACCGTCCCACTCAACGCCTCACCAAAGCCATCGACATAATCCTTTTCCATCTTAGCCAGCGCTTCCTTGATCCGCTTGCGCAGCTCGGCCTCGGTCGGTGCGGCCTTCTTGCCTTTGATTGCCTTGACCGCCGCATTGACTTGATCGCCCAAGAGCGCGAGAGCCAGCACGCTCATTTTTTCTTGTGCTATCTTTTGACCATCTGTCTCAATCTCTTGACGCCGCTCCCACCACTTGCCGCCGTTCGATTTCAAGAATAGATCGACGCGATCAATGGCCTTGGTGTCCATAACGTCTAAAGGCACGGCCTCTATCGCTATTGCTGTTTCTGGTTTCGGCAATCCATATATCTGGAATGGTGACGCTTGCGGCACTGCGCCAGGAGCCTTGTCGCCTTCCGCCAGCGGCTTCATGTCATAAACCTTCGAGCGTACTTCGTTCAACGTGTGAGTTTGCAACATAAGGTTTGCCGTCTCAGCCTTGGTGCGCTCGTCATCGGCCAGATATTCAACGTCGCTAAGGTCAAACTCTAGGTAGTAGCCTTCGCCAAGCGCGTCCTTCATTTTTAGCGCCAACGCACCGGCTACTCGACGCATCGTGTTGCGCAACGGACCACGCCAGAAATTCTTGATGGCCGCCTTGTATTCCTCGCTGCCGAGCGAGCCAGATTCCGCGATGCTCAACTCGTGCTTAGGCACTTGCAAGATGTTGATGATCTTTTCGCGATTCTGGTTAATCAAGTCGATCAACTGTTGGTCGGCGATGCTTGTGCTGAGCTGTGTTGCCTTCACGCCGCGCGGCAAAACCATGCTGCGTCGCTGGTTGCGTCGACCGGTGTAGGCATTTTCCATCGAGCGCAAAAGACGCAGCGCCATCTCTTGGTTTGCCTCGACCCCCATTTCCAGCACGATACCAGGCTGCGCGCCCTTGATATAAAAGTTGTTCAAATACTCGGCGCTGTAACGCGAAAAAAGCAGCGACTTTTGCGCGGCAACAAATGGCGATAAACCAACATACATGCTCGATGGATTCGGGCGGCGAATGTGGCAGATCTCGTCAACATTTAACGACCAGCTTTTGGGCTGTATGCCGTCTTCCTGGTTTTGAACGATGATGTATTTTGTTAGCTGGCCTTTTCCGTCAAAAAATGGACGGACGTTTTCGCCAGGGATAGGAATAATTTGACCAAGGGACTTGCTGAACCACTGAAAAGAATTGCCCAGGATGCAATCGTCAGCAACCAGGCTATACATCCAAGTGTGGTAGTCTTGGACTTCGTTTGGGGAGTCGATAATTGCTTGAGCCGGGTGGCCTTCAGCCGGTCGAGAAACTTTTTTACCATCGACAACCTCGTCCTTCATGACGCGCAAATATTGCGATGATATTTTGGAGGCAATGCGATCAACCAAAATGAAAACCCAGTCCTCCGTGTGATAGAGGGACTTGAGCGTTAGAAAGTCCATGAACGTATTGGTTTCAGGCTTCCACAAACCAGATGATTGATCGCTAAAAATAGCGTCGGCAGACGTTAAAGCCTTCTCCTCGTAACCCTCATAAAAACTGACATAGCTAGACACTATCTTTTCGCGCGTGTCGCTCATGCTTTTTAGTCCTCAATATCTTGATAATAACGCTCCAGGTCGGTCGGTTTTGTCGCCGCCTCGTCAGCGTATGAAATTTCCATATCAATATTACCATAATACCCTAGCGCAGCATTGGCCAACATTAACGCACAGACCGTATCGTCGTGTCCTCCGCGTGCCGCCTCGTAGTGCATATTTCCCATATTGCCCGTGCGAACCTCGAAGCTATCTAGCTCCGTCAAGAGCACGTTCCACAAAGGGATGCTTAACAGCTTTTGCTCGAACGATGTCATTAGGTTGGCAACCATTTGAGTTTTGCTTGAATTGCTAAACGTGATGCCAGTAAAAAGCAAACCAGTAAACTCCATTTGATCGTCGATCGCCATGCCGACGCCGGTCTTGTCGTGATAAACGCAAAGCACGTCCTTAAACAGCTTGGCGAAGCGCACCAAGTTTTTAACCGCCTCGGTGTATGGCCTTTTGTGAAAGCGCATAAATCCAACCACGCGCCGCGTCGTCGTGTCGATGGCAATGAAAACGGTATAGTCAACCGTCTTGGCCCAGTCGGCTCCGATCACCACCGTTGCGCCCGCAGCGTCGGCGTGCGTCCACTTGGTGAAGTCGCCGTATACATCGATCTCCTCGGTGTAAATGCACTCGCGGAAACCAGTAAAGACACCGCCGTCGTCCTCAAATTCGGCCAAAAAGAATTGGCGAAACAGCCGCGCCGGTAGCTCGCGCCGCGCCGTCTCGATCGCCGCGCGTGGGACGTGCGGATTGTCCTCGGTCCGAGCTGTGATAAAGATCTTGTTGGGCACTCGCCCCTCGTGCCTCGCCCGCAGCATTTCCTCGCGTGCGTCCATGCACCGCCTATAAAACCAATTCTTACCGAGCGGTGTCGAAATAAAGATCATCGGCCCACGGGTTACCGTCGTCGTCGTCTTGGCCGATGTGTAAGCGTCCTCTTTCATCTTGGCAGCTTCGTCGAAAACGTAGCCGTTGATCGCCTCGCCCTCAAGCGAGTATGGATTTGTGGCATGATAGAATTGGATCGCCGTCTCGTTGTGCGGGATCTTGATGCTCATGCTCGAATTGTTGATATAGATCTCGTTGGCCGGCAAGATCTTGGAGCAATACTCAAGACCGATCTTCGACTGGCTGTAGATGGGAGCAACCCAACGAAACTTTTTTCGCTGGTTGCTCCAGGCGGCGACGGATAAACCAGTCGAAGCGGCCATGGTCTTGCCAAACTTCGTGCCGCACGCCACCCACACTTCGTTGATCTCGCCCGACGACAAAGCCTGCATGATCATTTGCTGCTTAGGACTATGAGGCGCTGGGGGTTTTAATCGGACGATATTCGACTGCATGACCATGATTGATTAGCTCTCTCGCCAAGTCTTTATCATTATATTTAATCGAGCATAGCACGCGACCGAAGTTGTCTTTACCATAAACCGTAAAGACGGCCTCGATTCCGAGCAATTCGTTCATGACAAACCGCTTGGCAGCCATCGCACGCGCCACCTCGCTCGCGTCGCGACTGCGCATCTCTGGGCAGTTGACGCTCGCAACGCGAACGCGGCATAGGATGGTTATCTCTGGCCACATTTCGATGGCCGCCTCAACCGTGTCGCCGTCGATCACGCGCACAACTTTCCCGTGATACATGCTTGGTCCCCATGTAAAAATTGAAGCCTAAAAAATTGAAGCCGCTGACTATGCCAGCGGCCCCGTTGAAGGAAGAAATACGAACCTTGGCAACACTCACTATATATCGATGCTATCCTCGTTTCGCTGACGAAAATAGCTGCGAATCTGATCTCTCAGGTTAATCAACCGACTATCCGCGCAATCAACCAATTGAAATAGACCCTGACTGTCGCGCTTCAAATCTCGCGACGGCTGAAAGTCGTTTTCGATCAGAATTTTCCAGCGGTCCCAGTAGCGCCGGTTGGCCTTTGAACCATGATAAGCATGCGACACGACGCCAGGCACATAACCAATGTTGCGACGCACCTTGGCCTCGGCCTCGTTCTGCCACTTGAAAACTTGGTTCAAATAGTCTTGGCTCATGCCCTTTGGGATCGCCTCGTGTCCTCTGCCGACTAGAGATAGCGCCATGTGATGATCGCCCGCTCCCAGGACTCCGAGGTCAAAGAAACCGCCCACGGCGTCGATTGCGTCGCGACGTGCCGCCCAAGCGAAGCCAGGGTGCCAGTAGATCTGCTTTTTGTGCTCGACCGTATAGCCGTTATACTTTGGCGCGGACGTCATTCGATTTGGGTTGAGCTTGTCGTTAACCAAAAGCGGCGGTATTTCGCCGTCGTTTCGGTTGGCGTAGCAATAACCAAAACCATAGTTTACGCCGATAATTTGACCTACCGGCCCGAGATCCATCGCCGTCGAAAACATTTGCACGAAATCGTAGTGCTGCAACTGCTGAACGGTTTCGTTAATAATGTCGCTGCGTTGAAAAGTTATGTCGGCATCAACCCAAGCCACATATTCCCAGTCGCTAGGCAACCGCGAGAGCGCGATGTTGAGCATGTTTTCCTTGTGCCACAGCTCGGATCGCGATCGCAATTGAATGTCGGTCGGGTCGTCGGCCTGCGTGATCTCGAATGGCCTGTCGCCCGTCGCTAGCTCGACGGTGTAAAGTTTGCCGCCTAGTTGTCCGATGTGCTCGGCAAACTTGCGGTAAAGATTGTAGCGCGACCGGTAGCGAACGGGGTTGCTTATGCAAGTGATAACGTAGAATTTCGACGTGTCGATAGGCAATATGTCGGCACGATGAATTGAATCATACGATAGCATTTAAATCGTCCTCGATCCGGCGCATAACTTTTAAGTATTCAGGAACAAAGTAGTCTGCATAGTCCGGTTCGTGAACCAAAAAAGCAATCCACTCTAAAAGAGTTTTGTATGAAACGCTTTCTTGGTCAAGGCTCATCAAAAGGTGCATCCCGTCCCGTGCCGCCATTTGCAGACGGACCGAGGCTTTTCGGTATGATGTGCAGCAAAGGCCCATTTGTCGTCGAACCATTATTGCGCTTTTTGTCTCGTAATTTTTTGGTGGCCTCAATTTCGTCCATCGCCTCGCCGTAGGTTGGTATCATGTGGTCAAAGCATTCGCCGCAAATTAGACCTGAACCGCGTTTGAGATAGAAATGCACGTTGCGTACTGGCACTAGGCAGAAGTCGCACCTAGCGGCGATGTCGCGTAATAATTTCGCAGCACGCAACAGTGATCGCATACGGCACTCCAACCATGATTAGGATGGTTAGAATTGTATCTATTTCCATGAGCCCAACAAAGCATTAAAAAGGCCCGACCCCATGAGAGCCAAGCCAAGACCGAGTAAACCAGCAAAATGAAACGACAGAACGAAGACGCCCAACCAAAAGAAAAGACCTTCCAGCGCGATTGATCTCATAACAGCTTCCTATTCCGGACGTATAAACGTCGCCGCAGCAATGGCACAGAAAATTAAGTATGAACCAAACAAGCGATGATACCAACACAGTGAGCCAAAAATTAATGCTACGACACTTACAAACTTCACTTATGCCGCCGCATGATCATCGCCACATGGTGCGCCTCAATTAAATTTGGAACGCGATTCGGCCAATTAACCAACATAATAGGTTCGCGCTCACAACGCCTTAGCTTCGATGTCAACCACAATAGAATCATGCGCACCACGACTCACCTCCGCCTCGATCATTTGTTGGACTAGGGAACCGTCGGACGTGACGGTAGTCTCATACGTTTTAACCGTATTCATAATAACAGGCGCAGCATTGGCCATAGCCAGTTGTTGCTGCACCCACGGCGCAAGAGCAACTTTGATCGCATTTAAAGCAATCTCATCATCGTCATGCTGGATTAACTTCGCCAATCGCTTTGCAGCCATCAACGCGTTCTTTTGCATGACACTTTTGGTGTCGGCCAACACCTCGTCCCACGCACGCTTGAACGCCTCTTTTTTCATGCGTTTCGACACAGCCGAGCGCTGTATTCCAACGAGCTTCGCCAAATGCGCATGAGGCGTGTCTGGGAACTTCGCCAGGTGCCTTAAAAGAGCCATGTCAATGTTGTCTAATTCATACCGATTCGATAATGAATGCGACTGCTTAGGGTCTTTCATGTCTACTTTATTTACCATCTATACAGCTTAATATATTTTTGCATAAGCGTAAAGGTGTCATAAGCGAAAACTTCCGCGCCGATCATCGACGGATTGCGACAATCGTTAAGGTTAAAGTCGCCATCGTAAACGAGGCGGTGGTCCATTTCGTCGAGAAATATAACGCGATCATATTTTTTTGCCAGCATTTCCATACCGAGGTTGATTAATTCTGCGCGCTCGTCAGAGGCTGCGGCGCACGACAAAAAGCAGGTCGAATGGTATGCCATAACTTTGCGCACTCGTTCGAGTCGCGGCGCGGGCATCAACACTATAAACGATCTGTTATTTACATTCAGAAAAATATCGACAGCCATTTCGATCTCACTCAGCGGGTCGCCAACGCCTTGGCACACTTGGTCTTGACCGTATTGGATCACGACAATATCGGGCGCAAAGTGACTGATGTCGAGAGCTTGACTGATCAGGGAATCTTTACCGGCGCGATTAACCGGCTCCCAAGCGGGACCGAGCCAATGGGTCAGACTTTTTGGCGGCGAGCCGCTGACCCAATTGGCTATGTAGCCTTGCGCTTGAAACCAGAACGTATTGAAGCCGCTCATGCGATCATCGCCAATCGCCCCAATCGTCATAGCTTGGGCTGAAAAAAAAAATCAAACGAGTAGATTGCTAGGCACGCAATTGACCAGATATAAGTCCTCGCCCATGTCTTCCACCTGGCAATCTTTTCCTTGAGTGTCAATTTCCGGCGCTTCCGGGATTTCGACCGGCACAAAAACCGTGATAGCAAAAAGAATTTCATACACGCCTCGCCCTCCGTTTAGGTTGGTCCCTCACTTCAGGTTAGCAGGTATTAATGTGTTTTTTTTCGGTGCCTTAGCCGCGACGCGGAACGTCTAATACGATCCAAAGGTTATCGAACAACTCGCGCTCGCAACCGTAGATTCGTTTGCCTTCGAGGATGATCCAGTCGCCAGGGTTGATCACACGACTGGCACCGTCGAATTTCGTGCTGTAGCCACGCGAGTCAAGATCGTTCGGCACGAGAGTTTGCTCGACGACTTGCAGGGCTTGGCAGAGACGCAGGCTGCGCTTGGCTTTGTAGCGGCGTTGAAATGTTTGCATCAGCCGTAGCCGTCGCCGTCGCCGGAGCCGAAGCCGAGGCCGGAGCCGGAGCCGTAGCCGGAGCCGGAGTCGGAGCCGTCGCCGGAGCCGTAGCCGGAGCCGTAGCCGCTGCCGTAGACGTCGCCGGAGCCGGTGCCGTAGCCGTAGCCG